CAACTTCCAATGCACTAGATAAAGGAGGTGATAATTTTAAAAACTTATACTACAACTCAGATGTCACAAAGCGAAACCGTAATGGACAGACTAAGTCAGGACTATATTCTTTGTTTATCCCTATGGAGTGGAACTACGAAGGATTTATTGACGAGCACGGAAGCCCAGTCTTTAATAGTCCAGACCATGATGTCTTTGACCCCCATGGAGAGTTAATAGACGTAGGTGTAATAGATAATTGGCAAAACGAAGCTGATGGCTTAAAAGGCGATCAAGACGCACTAAACGAATTTTACAGACAGTTTCCAAGAACAACTGAGCATGCGTTTAGAGATGAAACAAAAAATAGTATATTTAACTTAGTAAAGATATACGAGCAAATAGATTACAATGAAGAAATGTCTAGAACATTAGGCATTACTAAAGGTAATTTTCAATGGGTAAACGGAATAAAAGACTCGCAAGTAATATTTTATCCTGATCCAAAAGGTAGATTTAAAATAAGTTGGACACCGCCACAACATCTACAAAATAGAGTAGTAATAAAAAACGGTATTAAATATCCAGGTAATGAACACATGGGTGCTTTTGGTTGTGATAGCTACGATATATCAGGTACTGTTGATGGCGTTGGTTCTAAAGGAGCACTACACGGCTTAACTAAGTTTAGCATGGAAGACGCTCCGGCAAATCAATTTTTCCTTGAGTATTTGTCAAGACCACAAACTGCAGAAATGTTTTTTGAAGATGTTTTAATGGCGTTAGTGTTTTACAGCATGCCTTTACTTGCAGAAAACAACAAACCCCGTTTGTTATATTATTTACGAAGACGTGGTTATAGAGGTTTTAGCATGAATAGACCTGACAAAATATGGAACAAATTATCTGTTGCCGAAAAAGAGGTTGGTGGTATACCAAACTCAAGTGAAGATATAAAACAAGCTCATGCCGCTGCAATTGAAATGTATATACAGGATCACGTAGGTATGAATAACGAAGGCACGTTTGGTAGCTGTTATTTTAACGAGTTGTTAAACGACTGGGCAAAATTTGATATAAACAAAAGAACAAAGCATGATGCTTCTATAAGTTCTGGCTTGGCTATCATGGCTAACAATAGACATTTATACGCGCCAAATGCTAAAATAGAAAAACCTAAACTAAACATAAGTATTGCTAAGTACACAAACAAAGGTAGTACATCTAAATTAATTAAAAAATAAATATGGCAGAGTCTGTTATAAAAAGTTATTTTCCTAGTCAAGTTGTTAGTGATGCTGAAAAGCTAAGTTATGATTATGGTTTAAAAGTTGCAAAAGCAATAGAAACAGAGTGGTTTCACAACGAACATAATCACGCTAGATTTGCAACAAATAAAAACGATTATCATAAGTTAAGATTATATGCAAGGGGAGAGCAATCAATACAAAAATATAAAGATGAGTTATCTATAAACGGTGATTTATCTTATTTAAATTTAGACTGGACACCAGTTCCTATTATACCTAAGTTTGTTGATATTGTAGTTAATGGTTTGTCTGATAGAACTTACGATATAAAAGCATATTCACAAGATCCATACGGCGTAACGCAAAGAACAGAGTACATGAATGCTTTGCTAGAGGATATACAAATGAAATCATATAATGATTTTGTTCAAGCGGAGTTCAATATAGATATTAGTAATTCAGACCAAGAAACTTTACCATCTAGTGAGGAAGAACTAGCTTTGCATATGCAGTTGACGTATAAACAAGCTGTTGAAATAGCACAAGAACAAGCATTAACTGTTTTAATGGAAGGCAACAAGTACGAGCTTACAAAGAAAAGGTTTTATTATGATTTAACAGTATTAGGTATTGGTGCTGTAAAAACAGACTTTAATACTTCAGAAGGAGTTACAATTAATTATGTTGATCCAGCTGATTTAGTTTATTCATATACTGAGTCACCTTATTTTGACGACTTATATTATGTGGGTGAAATAAAAAGTATACCTGTTAATGAGCTAGCAAAACAATTTCCACATTTAGGCGCAGAAGATTTAGAAGATATAATGAAAAACAAAAATTATCTTCAAACGAATTACAATCAAGGCTCAACAAGTTATAAAGAGTTAGATAATAATAAAGTTCAAGTTTTATATTTTAATTATAAAACGTATATGAACGAGGTATACAAAGTAAAAGAAACTGGTAGTGGCGCTGAAAAGTTAGTTGAAAAAGATGACACGTTTGATCCTCCTGAAAATAAAGAAGGAAGTTTTGGAAAAATATCAAGATCAATAGAGTGTTTATATGAAGGAGCTTTAATAGTAGGTACAAATAAACTGCTTAAGTGGGAAATGGCTAAAAATATGATGAGGCCTAAAAGTGATTTTACTAAAGTTAAAATGAACTACGCTATTGTTGCACCTAGAATGTATAAAGGTAAAATAGAAAGTCTAGTAAGACGTGTAACTGGTTTTGCTGATATGATACAACTTACACATTTAAAATTACAACAAGTGCTATCACGCATGGTGCCAGATGGTGTTTATTTAGACGCTGATGGTTTAGCTGAAATAGATTTAGGTAATGGTACTAACTATAATCCACAAGAAGCTTTAAACATGTTCTTCCAAACAGGTTCTGTTATTGGTAGATCATTTACAAGTGAAGGCGATATGAACCCAGGTAAAGTTCCTATTCAAGAAATACAATCAGGTTCTGGTGGTCAAAAACTACAGTCGCTTATAGGTAACTATAATTATTATTTACAAATGATAAGAGATACTACCGGGCTTAATGAAGCTAGAGATGGTAGTACGCCAGATAAAAACGCTTTAGTAGGTGTTCAAAAACTAGCCGCAGCAAATAGTAATACTGCTACAAGACATATTTTACAATCTGGTTTATTTTTAACTTCTCAAGTAGCAGAATGTTTATCGCTTAGAATATCTGATATATTAGAATATTCACCGACAGCCGATGCGTTTATTCAGCAAATAGGTGTTCATAATGTTGCTACACTTGAAGAAATAAAAAACATGCATTTATATGACTTTGGTATATTTATAGAGTTAGCGCCAGATGAAGAAGAAAAAGCTTTACTTGAAAATAACATACAGGTTGCTTTAGCTCAACAAACAATAATGCTTGAAGACGCTATTGATATTAGAGAAATTAAAAACTTAAAGTTAGCAAACCAACTTTTAAAACTACGTAGGTCTCAAAAAGAAGAAAAAGATTTTCAAATTAATCAAGCAAACATAAAAGCTCAAGCAGATGCAAATGCACAAGCTCAACAAGTAGCTGCACAAGCTGAAGTACAAAAAAACATGGCTATAACACAACAAAAAACTTCGTTAGTACAAATTGAAGCGCAGTTAGAGTTACAAAAAATGCAAGCAGAAGGTGCTATGAAAAAAGAGCTAATGCAGCAAGAGTTTGAGTACAATATGCAGTTAAGAAAACTAGATAACGAAACTACGAGTAAAAAAGAAACAGAAAAAGAAGATCGTAAAGATGAAAGAACAAGAATACAAGCTTCACAGCAAAGTGCTCTTATAGACCAAAGAAAAGGTGAAAAAGCACCTAAAAACTTTGAATCCGCAGGTAATGATATATTAGGTGGCGGATTTGATTTAGGTTCTTTTGAACCTAGTTAAAAATTATTAATTATTATTATATTATATTATGGAAGAAAATGTAGAAAACGTAGTTGAAGAAACTACACCTGAAACTGTAGACACAGTTGAAGAAACTAAAAAACCAAATATTAATGAAGACGGCGATTATGTTGTTGATTTAAATAAACCAAAAGAAGATGAAGTTAAAGAAGACAACCCTGTCGACGAGGGAGTGGCTAGAGTCGATGAAAATGCCGATGCCACAGAAAAACAAGAAGAAGTACAACCGGAAGAACAAACACAAGAAGAAAGCCCAGTACTAGAAGAAATTACTGAAGAAGAAAAAGTAGAAGAATTAGTTGAAGAAGTTGAAGAAGCTGTGGCTGAAGCTAAGGAAACTGGAAAAGCTCTACCTGAAAATGTTCAAAAGTTAATGGACTTTATGGAAGAAACCGGAGGTACACTAGAAGATTACGTGCGTCTTAATCAAGATTTTACAAATTACGACGACATGACAGTGCTTAGAGAGTACTATAAACAAACAAAATCTCACTTAACATCAGACGAAGTAGAATTTTTAATTGAAGATAGATTTTCATTTGATGAAGAAGTTGATGAAGAAAGAGAGATTAAGAAAAAGAAAATAGCGTTAAAAGAGCAAGTTGCCGACGCTAAAGCCCACCTGGACAGGCAAAAGTCCAAATACTATGAAGAAATTAAAGCTGGGTCAAAGTTGACCAAAGAACAACAAAAAGCTATAGATTTTTTTAATAGATATAACAAGG